ACATTTACAGCAGAGAATGGCGCATACAGAACCTGGCTGCCGTCTTCCAGCGTGCGGATCTCAATTCGGTTAGATGACACGTTAACGTCTGGTGGCAATACGTGAATGCCATAGGTCAGCGCATCCTTAACCAGCCCCTGGTGCTTATCCTCGCCCAGAATGGTGAGCGCAGCAGCGAAAAACTCAGCAGGGTAATGTGTCTTTAACCACATAGACTGATAGCTGATCAGCGAGTAGGCAACGGGATGTGATTTGTTGAACTGATACGCACCGTTCTTCTCGAAGGCATCCCAGATCTCCTTAGCTTTCGTCTCAGACAAGCCCGGTTGTGACCCTGTAACGCGTACAGCAGCCATCGGCAATTTCACACCTGCCTCCAGCGCTTCTTCGACCGTCCGCAGTGCGCCGTCCTCACATTTGAAGTGTTCCGCGCGGTGAATACGCTGCGTGGTGCCGTCTTCCATCTCAACGTCGATCCAACCAGCTTGAGCCTGAACGACGAACTTCTCGCCCATGCTCTTCATCTTTTCCATATCCTTTTTACCGATCGCTTTACGTACACCATCTGCTTCGGCCATCGTGAAACCGGCCAGCAATCGTGTCGCGTTCATCGTCTGTTCCTGATACAGAATCACGCCGTTGGTTTCCGCGGTAAGCTCGTCCAGTACCGGGTGCAGCGACTGTGGAGCCATGAAGCCTTTGGCCACGGAGACATAGTCGTCCAACATGCCGGATTGAATCGGGCCAGGTCGGAAGAGTGCGGTCGTGGCGACAACGGTTTTGAAGCTCATTGGCTCGATGCCACCGCCCAGATCTTTAAGCAGCTTGCGCATGGGACCGGACTCCAGCTGGAATACGCCCTGCGTGTACCCTGCAGCGAACCCATCCAGAACCTTACGATCGTCCAGTGGGATAGCATCGAGATTGATGTCTTCCCCGGTACTCTCTTTGATGTAGCGTTTCGCGCTATCCAACAGATCGAGCGTTGCCAGACCGAGAACGTCCAGCTTAATCAGCCCCATCGCCTCGCAGTAACGTTTATCGAATGCAATACAGCGAGCATTGCCACGCAGCTCGACGGGCGTGCGCTCTACCAGTGGAACGCCAGCGACGATCATCCCCGCAGCGTGGCGACCAAAACCACGCATCAGGCTTTGCAGCTTACACGCCGCTTTGAACGCTTCCGGGTATTTCGTGGCGTATTTGTCCAGGCTGGCCAGTTGCTCGCGCAGCTCTTCCAGCGACAGGCTATCGTCCTCCAGATTCTTGAACTCTTTGGATACCGCCATATCCGCAGCATCGACACCGTAAATACGTGCGGTGTCACGCAGCGCAGAAGCCGCGCCCAGATAGGTGAAGTTCGGAATACCGGCAACGTAATCTTCGCCATAGCGTTCATTCAGATACTCGATCACCTCATGGCGACGTGCCTGGCTGAAGTCCAGATCCGCATCCGGTAAGTCGAGACGTTCAGGGTTGATGAAACGCTCAAACAGAAGACCGTGACGGATAGGATCGACGTTGGTTATGCCGATGCACCACGCCACCAGAGAACCGGCAGAGGAACCACGACCTGGCCCGACAGGAATGCCAGTTTCACGGCTGTGATTCATCAGGTCGCGCACCATCAGGAAGTAGCCACAGAAGCCCAGACGGGTCAGCGTGTCCATTTCGTACTTCAGACGATCAACATACACGCGGTGCTCAGAAGCCGGTGGTGTGTAGCCAAACTCTTTGGTAGTAAGACGCTTGCGCAGCCCCGCGACAGCCAGCTTCATCAGCGTTGCAGGCTCGTCGTCTGCCATCTTGGGCAGTGCTGGTGGCAATTCATGCCAGCGCCATGTGCAGGCTTCGATAATGGTGTCCTGCGTTGTTGAGGCCATTGCAGCTGTTACCGGTACATCCATGCGAACGGAGAAGGCTTTCAGCGCTTCAAGGAGATGGCGGCGACCATTAACGGCGTTATCTCGCTGGTGGGGAATACGCAGACGATGCGGCTGGTCGATTTTGATGTTGTTCGTAACCATGTGCGCAATGTCTTTAATGTCAGCGTCGTCGACCGCTTCGTAATAAGCGGGATAGAACGCCACTGGCTCTATTTTCAGTGCGCTCGCTACTTTCATCGCCCGGACGTTAATCTGGTCGTAGAATGGGGTAGGGTGCGGATAAACCACGCTGTAGAAGTTATCGCGTCCTCCAGCTGTGACCAGCGTCCCGATAATCTTTGCGAAGTCCCGGCGCTGGAATACACTGCCAATGTCGGACGTCAGCAGGATGATGTTGCCTTTGGCATACGCGGCCGCCAGTTGGTCGAGCGCCAGACGCGGGACAAAGTAGAATTGCTCGCGCTTGTTCGCTAAGGTCATCAGTTCGCACACGTCGCGATAACCTTGCTCATTCTTTATCAGTGCCGTGAAGCAGTAGCTGCGATCACGCACCAATGATTCCATACATCTCTCTGATTCTTTCGCAAGGCGGGCGCGGTGCTCGTATGTCGGATCGTCGACCACATTCAGCTTAACACCACAAATAACCGCCATATCGTCGCCAGCGGCACGCTGCAGGGGAATCACACTGGCAATGTTCATGCTGTCAGCGGAAATGACAGCAGTGTAGCCAGCGTCTCTCGCGATTTTCACCGCGTTTTCTGCTTTTAGAGCTGACTCTCCCAGGGAGAAGTCAGTTCTGACCATCAGAGCCTTCATGTGTTTTTACCTTTCTGGTTTTCTTGATTTTGTCATTGGGGAAGCCAACGAACTTCCCATACATCGAAATCGCAACCTCTTTGGCTGACTGGTGGCACTCGGACCTATCCGGACACGCCAGACAAGCCCGGCCAGTTTCAGACGCTGCGATAAGAGAGCCGAAACATCCTTTACGCACGATTAACCGAAGATCTTCTGAACCACTTCACGCGCTGCCTGTGCAGACGTGGATGGAAGTTTATTGATAAATGACTTTTCGATGCCGGCAGAGAAATCACCGCGCATCATTCCGATTTTTGCGGATAGCAGCAGCTCGCGAGGACCGATTGGCTGGCTGATCAGATGCTGCTCATAACCTTCACGGACAAGGTTCGCGAATTTCACCATCTTCTCGGCGTATTCGCGGATGACGCCAGCCTCAGCCAGCATGTTGACTTCAGCCTTAGTGCTCATGTACTTCACGTTCGAAACAATGCCGAAGCGCGAGAAGTTCGCCGCGTTCTGGATGTTCGTACCTTGATAGAGACCCGTTTCGTCGCCAGAGCCGTTAGTGTTGCCAGTGCCAATGAAGGCAAAGCGTTTATGCGGAGTGATACGGCGCCAGTCCGGAGTTGCCTCTTTGATGATCAGCGGTTCTCCTTCAAGAACTGGCTGGTACACACCCAGAATCTGCGGGAACGCGAAGTCATATTCATCAGCTAGGTACACCCAGCCATTTTTCATCGCCAGCGCCAGCAAACCCGGCTCGAAGTAGGTGGAGCCATCGCGAGCGAGGATCTGGCCTGTAACGTGTGCTTCTTCCATAGACGCCGTATGCTGGGCGCGGATCAGTGGTCGATTCAGCAGGGCGCATAGCTGCGTAGGAAGAGAAGATTTACCGGTTCCTGCATGACCCCAGAGATAGCCTGGGATTCCGATTTCCAGCATCATGAAGATGTCTTTAATCAGGTCAAAGTCGCCATACACATAGTTCTTCTTCGCTTCAGGCACGAACTCCGGATAGGGTGTGTTGACGTTAACCGTCACCTGTAGTGGTTTTCCGCGTGGCGTTCCCAGCTCTTTGATCGTTACGCCAAGCAGCTCGTGCGCGGCCACCAGTTCGGTCTTGTATTCGACCGTTCCTGCGTAGCCCGGATGTGCGCTAATCTCCGCTACTTTTCCTTCTCCTGAATGTCTTTCGGCACGCTTCTCATTGAGTTTGACCAGTGCCGTGCGAGAGATCGTTGGTTCATCTGGAAACGCAGAGGTGTACATTTTCACCACTTCGTCCACGTCCAGACCCTTCGCGGACTCAGGAATGTTCTCGCAACGGCCCATAGAGATATGGGATTTCAGGTAATGAAAAGATTTGCCACACCACTTGCAGACGATGGCTTCCGGCAAATGTTCTTCTTGCTGTAGTGCAGTAGCGGTCATGTGTTTTTCCTTACTGTTTGTCGTTCGTGGGGTATATCTTATATAAATATATTAGACTGTATAGTAAGTAATTACTTATTTTTAAGGGTGAAGTTCTTACCCAAGAATGATACGAGATAGCTCAGTGACGACTGACGGCCCTAACTCTTCTACGCTGTTAACCAGTGCGTAATTTTTGTAGTAGCGTCGTGGTGCGTCAGTCAGAACACCGATAGCCATCAAATCGATGTCACTTAACGTCTCAATTTCTTTGGTGACGGTTCGCAAATGCTCATGGAACCCATCGCCTGCAGCACATGGTGCCCCGTCGCTCATAACCAGCATGATTTTTTTGTCCTCCATTCGCCCTGCAAACAGAGTGGCCAGCTGCGCGACGCTCTCACCATCGACGTTATTGAGCAGGGGGAACGTCTCACATACGCAGCCCATGCGGGCGCGGATCTCTGGTGAGTTAGCTTTCTCATTCCAGTTTTTGATAATGGGCAGCATGAGCGCCTCGAAACGTGTAAACCCGCGCTTCGACATGGTTTCATAATCTGGGCTACCAAACGTTGTAAAGCCGGTGATGATGTTAGGCACATTGATACGATCCAGAGCATCCGCAATGGTGTAGGCGCTGGCGAGTGCCAGTTGAATCTTCCTGCCGCCCATTGAGCCGGACAAGTCGATCACCTGCTGGACGCACGCGTTCACCGCTCTGTGGTCTTCTTTCTTGCGGAACACGCGGTCGTCGTTCATTGCCAGACGATACAGGTTCGCGCCATGTATCCGCCCACGTCTCTGACCCGGTATGAACTGAACTCGGTTGCGGCTGGCGATAGCTCGCTCCAGGTCTTTGGCCAGAGTCGAAGAAACGCCGGCAGACAGATGTTTTTCGATTTTCAGTTCAAAGAGTTTTCTGCCTTCCGGAACCATGCGGTAGCGATCGACAGGTGAGTGCATTGGGATTGCGCCGAATGTCTTTCTGGTGCGTTTTACATGCTCTTCAGCCTCATCAATCAACCCGATAAAGTCGTATGAACGATCGTATGGGCGATACTCAGAAAGTGAGGCGCTCATAAGCTCTTTGCTGATGGTGGCCGACAGTGCGTCTTCGGTCATTTCGTCTGTTCCTTCTTCCATCTCGTCGAGCGCCTTGAGTGCGTCCTCCAGAGTCATTTCATCCGGCGCAGGAACAAAGCCTGACTCACTGTCTTCAGGCGCTTCCGCGGCATCCTCATTTTCCTTGCCTTCGCCGTCAGTGTGATCGGCGACGTCCTCTTCGCCTTCGTCTTCTCCTTCGGACTCCTCACGACCGGCATCGGAGTCTTCGCCGTTATCACTATCCCCATCGCCAGCGGCGCCAGAGCCATAACCATCGGAGTCATCGGCGTCTTCGCGAATGCCATCACCAGGCGTTGGAGCGCCAGTGCCATCACTACCACCTTCGTCGTCAGAATCACCTGATTCCATGCCGGCATCATCGGATTCTGGGGTGTCTCCTGACTCATCTTCGCCTGCTTCTGTATATTTACTTTCTGTATCACTAATTTCTTTATCATGTATAGGTAAGTCCTTATCTAATGAATCAGGCAAATCAGAATCCCCAGAATCTTCCTCTTCTGAGGCATCATCTTCTTGCTCTTCCTTGTCGTCGTCTTCGCCTTTGGTTCGCTTTGGTGCAGATTCACTATGAGACGGATCGTCGCCTGACTCTGGTGTTTCCTCGGACTCGTCTTTGCTCTTAGACGGCTTTTTGGCAGATGATTTAAGCTCAGGTAATTTGCCCTCTGGCTTGTCTTTCATATCCTGCATGATTTGGGCGATAGCAGCTGCGACCTTTACGCAGTCCTCTGTGTTCGACATATTGCGAACGGCCACGTCGATACCATGCTCTTTGAGCAAGGCTACAGGCTTATCGATGAGGTGCCAGTGTTCTTCCATAAAGTCGATGAAAGGGCTTTGGCCATCCCAGGCGCGGACGACCGGGCAAAGGAAGAATTTCAGGAACAATTCACGCTGGTTGCCGTGGCAGATTGAAACCGCCTCTGACACTTTGCCCTTGAAGTATTTGTCGATCACCAGGTTCTGTGTGGCTAGCAAATTACGACGGGTTCCGTTGAATACCTGTCCCATTCTGCGTTCAATAAAAACGTCTTCCAGCGCGTTCCAAAGCCCGGTAGACGGAGCCTTTCCTCTCTCGCGCATCTTCATCGCGACTTTCGGATCAGTAAAGAGGATATGGGCTACTTCATGGTCGAGAAAACCACGTACTGCGTTCATGAGGGTTGGTGATGCGTCGTCCGGTATAGATGGGATGTTTACCAGCACTGGTTCGCCGCGCCGGTTGTAGCGGACATACGCTTCATTGCCTCGTTCTGCAACAGGTATCTGTTTGCCTGAAAGCATCGCTACAACTCGTTTTACGCAGTCGCGGAAGTCCTGTACCTCTTTCAGCACAGCTCTGGTCATGGCTTTGGACATGAGAATTTCCTTGTTATTAAAACAATTTGTTTTCTAATGTGTGTAATTTTATGCTGTACGAACAGGTGGCCAAGCTGTTCGTACAGGTTTCAATAGGTAGGATTTGCAGTTAATGGGTTCTTACGGCAAGTGAGCCGCAGCCAGTATTGATGAGAGTGAAATGTTTGTTGCTGAGTTCGAAAGTGAAGACAGTCGTGTCGCTCATGTCTATCGGAAGTTCTTCAGTATTAAGTTCTGTAAGTATCGTTGCCACGCCATCCATCCCGAGCGCATATGCATGTCCAACCTCAAGGGCGTTCAAATTAGAAGTTATATTTTTCATCTCATATCATCCAACTCAACACGTTCGAAAGTTCGGAAATACTACTACCTATTGTATCAATACGGAATACATCTATATCAGATTTGTCTGACAAACCATGCAAGCTGATAATGACAATTTGCCGCTTAATAGATGTATAATGCGCATAGGTAAAGGGTTTTGATGCCTATCGAAAGAAATAGATAAGTCTTTACAACCCTCACCTTTAATGTAATATCAGTAAGCACTTACCAGAGACAAATTAAACACGCAAGGTTATTACATGGCTACCAACGAAACAGATAGCAAACAAGGTCGCTACGCGGCTTATATTGATTCCCTGATCACTATCTCACCGAAAAGTCAGGCTACTATTGCCAAGGAAGTAGGGTATAAAAACGCCAACAACCTGTCTCTCATCAAAAGCGGAAAGATCCCTCTCCCCGTTGATAAGGTAAGAGCGCTGGCCGTAGCTCTGGACGCTGACCCTGTTCGGCTAATGCTGATGGTCCTGGAAGAGCGTCACCCGGAGTTGCTTGAGTTCTTCCGCGAAGAAGGAACGGCTCCCCTTTCCGCAGACGAAAAAAGAGTATTAGAAGCGTTTCGCAACCGTTTCGGTGATCAACGCGGCGCATCAGATCAGGTTGTTGAAGCAATCAAGAAACTATGAGAAATTTACACGAATAAGCTCAGTTGCTAGACGATCTCCCTTAAATTTGTGGTCAATTTCGTCTAAATCTTGTTGCTCTACGATGGATGCGATGTACGCTGAGAATCTATCCAAGGCGTCTCGCATCTCATCCATATAGTCGTGCCGGTCGTACACGCGATCTATGCCTTCCAAACTGTGATTCATTATTTTACGAGCCACTTCTTGATTGATCCCCAGGGCTGGAAAATAACTACGAGCGGTACGTCTCAGGTCTCGTGGTGTGAAAGGTTCCAAATCCATCAGCTCTGGGCGCTCCAGAATTCTTCTCAACGCTTGTGCAATGGCCACCTTCGACATTGGTGTATCAACGCCCTTCTTCTTATTTGACGGAACAAGCCACTGGCTGCCCTTTCCGTATTCGAACAACTCTTCCACGCATTTGCGCATTAATGGACTTAGCGGCAGCGCGTGCTGTCTGGCCGATTTGTTTCGCGTACCTTGATTCCATACATCACGTTGAAGGTTGAACTCATCCTTTCTGGCCCGGAGCACTTCATCTGGACGCCTGGCAGCAACAAGACATAGCCTTGCCGCCCACTTTGTACCTTCACATACGTTGAAATAATCCCAGATATTCCAGAATACCCAGACTTCAGCGTCGGTCAGCTTACGTTCGCGCGGTACTGGCTTTGCGCCACCGGCAACTTTGTTGAGCGACATATCATTCAAAGGTGAAGTATCAATCAATCCCTGAAAGGCACACCAGCTCAGGAACTGTTTCATCAGGGAGAACACGCGTCTGCCCTGGACGATCTTGCCTTCCAGTATCAGTGGGTTCACCAGCTGGTTGACCAAGACCCTACTTATATCACTTACCTTTACTTCAGAGATATGCGGCATCACATGTATCAAAACACAATGAACGGCAATTTCAGGTCGACGTCTCGTTATCAGTAAGGATAAGCGGGTGAACAACATGAAGGCGGAAGAAAACGACATGTCTCCGTCGAAATTGGCGGTCGACACTGCCGACAAACCGGAAGCGCGTTCGAGGTACTCGATGGCTTCCCGAGAGGTATTTTCTGCTGCGCGTGCTTTATCAAAGGTGTTTTTCATCGTCCACTCACTGAGTGAAGCCCTTTTAACTGTATGCATGAACAGTATATTAGGCATAAGTTTTTGTATGATCAACCATAAAATAGCCTGTTTTGTACAATGATTCCATACTTAATAGGTATGGAATCATTTTTACCGGCTATGAAGGTTTTGAGGGCTGCAGGACGTGGGTTGCTACCAAATAAAAAAAACCCCGGGGTGAGGGCAAAGGCTGCTTTGTTGAAGTTGCATGGATGATGGATACCCCTCTTGCTCTCCTCAAGAGGGTGAGGGCGCCTGAAAGAAATGACGCAAAAGGGAGGGTGATTATAAATTTCGGATTATTTCGCTAATAAAAAACAAAATCCCTAACAACAAGATTTCCATTAAAATAATTGCCACACCTAAAACAATAATTCTTCCCGCAGTTAGGCGGATATGTTGAAATCGCTTTTGGAACACCATATCCTCGCTTAGGAGAAAAAAATTCCCACCAGATAATATACTCAATGGTATTGCAAGTGCATATTAAGGTGAGAGTTATAAATATGAGCCTATTATATTGCTTCGCGCTCTCTATTCTTAGCTAATAGTGTATTATGTGAAATCTATTGAGGGCGTGGCTTTCTGCATTAGTTCCTAACATTGATCTTCACATAAATTTGTCAGTCTTGCTATCAATGCCGTGATTAAGAAAAGCGAGGGTTAGGCTCAAAGTAGGATAATTCATAAATATTAAAGGAGGGCATAATAGCCCTCCTTTATCTATTATCTATATGGATTATTGGTTAGATACGGTTACGGTTACAGCATCAGTGTATTTACCTGCTGCAAGTTTACCGCCTTTGGAACCAATTGAGCGAACAAAGAAATCCTGGCTGCCCGTAGCCAAGACGACGTCATCCCCCACAAGGTTCTCACCGTTTACCTTAGGAGAGATATCAAAATCTCTAGAATCCTTGCCAATCACTTTTGTAGTGAATTGGTGGTTATTTCCATCCTGAGAAGTAAATGTTAAGTACATGGGATCACCCGCGGCATCTGTAAAGTTAACAGATGTGCTAGTGGTTCCTGTTTTATAGCCGCCAAGAGTAAGCGTACCAACAAGTAATTCTGTATCGATGTTTCCATTGTCCATAATTGTAATTGGAGCGCCTTCCTTATATGTAAGAGTGATGCGGGCTGGTTCAACAAGAGTTGCCGTTGCAGTGGTGCTTGCAGTTAAATCTGCCGCATTAGCAGTTGCAATAGTTCCAAATAATGCAATGGCGATAACGGAACTGATTTTTTTCATATATTACCTCTATCGAATAATCCAATCCACGAACAAATTCGTAGAGAGGGCTTGTGTCCTGTTTGAAATAAACATCCGTTTCAGTTATTTAAGATGCAGGTTGTGGATAACCTATAAGCACCAGAAATATCCGTTTTTTCTGGTAGAACTACATTAGATGAACATGATTGATTTTTATCTCTCCCCCACTTAACAAGTATTTTTGATTTTTTAGGTAGTCCAGTCAAATAGACACCGCTATTATCTCCGACAATGCCAGAGCTGGATGATTGCCCTTCAATGGTAACTATAGAACCAAATGGAACAGGTTTATTGTCAGAGCGTTTTAAATGTAAAAACAATCGTCCACCAATCCTTGCGTTAAATTTTGCTAATACTACAGCTCCCTTTGTCGGGATCACGCTAACAATATTATTTGTTATCTCTGCATCATTGGGTAAAGTAACTGGGTTAATTTCTACCTTATTCTCTCTGTAAGGGGTTAAGTAACCATAATTGGTGTACCCCCTAAAGTCTGTTTTCATGCCTGGCCAGTATCCCACTGAAGCACCGCTTATATCAGGGGCTTGTACTAATGCAATAGTATCTCCAGTTTTTTGGCCAGCCGTTATACCGTACTGAGTTATTACCATATTGCCATTTACACCTATACCAAGTTGGCTTTGGGTTTGATCGTAGCTGTAGTTACCACTGATCTCCCCATAAGTTCCTCGATAATTCAAATTCAGTGCATTGGAGGTATATTTTCTGCCCTTTTCATTAAAACGTTCGCGAACGTCCCAGTATAATTGGCGATCAAAGGCTTCACCGTACACACCTACCTCATGGGTAGTGTTACCATGAGAATCTGATGTCATTTGGTAATTTGAATTTATTGAGTTATTACCTAGCCAGCGACTGAGAGGAAAACTCAACCAGATATTAGATAATAGCTCACTAGTTTTTTCTCCATACTTATTGATATTCTGTGTCTTCGATAAATTTAAAGTCAATGACATACCATTCCTAAAAAAATGGTTATAGCCTACAGAAAAAGAAGTTGTGCTCCTACTGTCACGCCAATAGTTTTTTCTGTAGCCACTGAAATTAAGCGTCCCCGAACCAGGTATGCTTTGACTTAAATTGAATTGCACTTTGTTTTTGGGTTTAGCATAATCAAAACGGCAATCGTTTCTAGTATTAGGTTTACAATAAGTATTTAACGTGTCAGCGAGTTTGTTAAATCCTTCTGTGGCGTATTCCTCGCTAGCAATGTTTAACGATGTTCCACTCTGCAAGTACTTATTATATCGAACGCGCCAACGTTGGCCGCTTTCTTTTTTTTGTTTATTTTTCTGGCTGTCTGCTTGAGTAACATCTGTAGATATGGCACCAAAATCACCCAACATAGCACCGATACCCAGAGCTGCGGCATGATAATTTTGGGACCCTTGTAGTCCACCATATAACGTAAGATTCCTTGGCAAACCATATTTCATCCCAAGAGCGCCAACATACGATGTTTGTGTAAGATCATTAGCTGGACGATATTCTCCCCCCATCATTGAATATTCGAAATAGCCCTTCCGTAATGCCACTGCTGGTGTGTCATATGGAACTGTAAAAACTTGCTTTGTTCCATCACTTTCATGAATGATGACTTTCAGCTCACCACTCCCCCCACCCAGAGGAAGATTTGCTAACTCAAATGGTCCCGAGGGCACCAACTCATTACTTACAGTGTAGCCATCTCTTAAAACCTCTACCCTGGCTTGTGTACGTGCGATACCGCGAACAACTGGAGCAAAATTCCATTGGTAATAAGGAACCATCGATTCATCTGAAGCAATTTTTATCCCCTTAATCGGGATACTGTCAAAGATACTGCTATCAGAATAGGTTTCCCCCAATGTCAAACGGCTCTTAATTGTATTCAATCCTCGCTCGGCATAAATATACGAACGCTGCCATCCTTGTTGTTTCCACCATGAGGTTGAACTACGAAAGCGCCAAGCCCCTATGTTTAATCCCGGTTGCAACTGAGCATAATAAGAGTCCAGAGACTTGCCTCCTTCTCTGAATTTTCTTGTCTGCATGTTCGTATTATAATTCATGAACAGAGCAGGAATGCCGTCATCCCACAATTGCATTGGCATAATGCCATCAAATCTAGGTAAAAGTGCCTGTGGTGGCACAATTAACGATAATTTCTGCTGATTAAAATAAAACTGCACATCTGAATGTGGTATTGCTAATAAATCAACACATTGCTCTGTACCAGATTTTATTAAATCAGGATATTTATCTATATCAATGCCATACTTTGTCAATTGTAAGGATGATAGGCATGGCCAAAGAAGTTCTTTTCCATTATGTTTTTCTAGACGGAAGTCGATATTTCCAGAGTCTACCTTTCGACCATTTACAAAAACATTAACAAAATAATTACCTGGAAGTTGAAGTCCTTGATTAAAAAGAGATACATCTATACTCTCTCCACTATTCGTATCAAGCATAGTAGAGTCAAAAGTATATGCGCGTCCCCAACAAGGCAATGTTGCCAAAGTTAACCCTGCACACAGGAACAGCTTTGAATACCTCATTATTCCCGTCCCCTTTAAACATCATCATAAAGTCACATTTTTGGAATACAAACGATCCAACCCTCCCTGATCATTAATTATTCTCCACGAAACATTACGTGCTCCCGCTAGTCCTTTTGGCAAATCAAAAGCCCACGTCGATTTAGGTGGAATATAGTGAGAAGGAATACTTTTCCCTCCAAATGTTAATTCACCTATGTTCATGTAGAAAGGTGAGGGGTTTTCAGCAATTAGCTTCCCCCCATCAACTTTCCAGCTTAAGTTTTCAGCAAACTGTATAGGGGTTCCTTTTAATTCATTCGGTCGAACCAAAAGCTTAATGCAATTATTAATTGCGAATTGCACGAACACTCCCACATCTTTGTCTGGATTGAATTTTTGCTTATTTGTCGCATCATCAACCCATATATCTTCATCCTTTGGTGGAATCCCTTTTACGCATAACCACTTTAGGCTCTCTTTATCTCGCGGGAAAACACCTCCAGCCTGAGCTATACGCAAAGAATTTTGTTGCTTAGCATCCAATCGAAACAATGGCGGAGTGACCACGAAAGGATCCTCTGATTCTTTTTCTTTATTCTCGTCGTAGATCCTAGACTGAATGAGAACCGGATAATCTTGGGTGTTTTTCACCGAGACCATAACGCCAGCAGCATCTAACGGGTATATGATCCTACTCTCACCTATAGTCACGCCATACTCTTTGCTTGCGAATTTGATATCTGGTTGAGCAGAGTTCGCAGCAAAACTAAGCATGCCGAAAGTAATAATTCCTAACGTACTTAATCTATTTAAAATCATGAGCTTAACCTCCTTACGGAATGGTGACAACACCTTCCCACCCCCTCCCCATCATTTCATATCGACGATATGCGTAAAAAGGTGGGTAACAAATGAAGGGGATTTTTATATCCGTAGCACAGCCTCACTGAGAACAATTTTATTTAAAAATGCACACAAAGTTTAGCTTTTCGCGCACTCCACTTGCTTGTTGCGCAAATAGCTAATTTTGATATTGATGCGCGTGCACAAATAGCTAAGATTGGTGTTGCTGGGTATGCGCAAATAGCTAAGTCCCGGCGCCGGCCCACTATCTAGAATGCTATTATTTTGATTTGGGTTATATTCATGCTAAAACAGATGACTGTAAATTCAATTATTCAATATATAGAAGAGAATCTCGAGTCGAAATTCATTAACATTGACTGTTTGGTTTTGTATTCAGGATTCAGCAGAAGGTATTTGCAAATTTCCTTTAAGGAATATGTCGGAATGCCTATTGGAACATATATTAGAGTTAGAAGGGCTAGTAGAGCTGCTGCACTATTACGGCTTACCAGGCTGACAATAATAGAGATATCAGCAAAGCTTTTTTATGATTCGCAACAGACATTCACCAGAGAATTTAAGAAAATATTTGGTTATACCCCACGGCAGTATAGGATGATCCCTTTTTGGTCCTTTAAAGGTTTGTTGGGTAGAAGGGAAATTAACTGTGAATACCTTCAACCACGAATCTGTTACCTTAAAGAGAGAAATATAATTGGTCAATGCTTTAATTTTAGGGATTTAGTGTTCTACTCTGGGATAGATTCAAAATGTAGATTGGGTAAGTTATATGATTCGTTGAAGAAAAATACAGCTATAACAGTATCAAACAGAATCCCCTTTCATGATAAAACGAATGACATTATTGCAAGAACGGTTGTTTGGGATAGGAATAAGCATTTCAGCGATAGTGAAATAAAGGTAGATAAAGGCCTGTATGCTTATTTTTTCTTCAATGATACATATGATCAGTATGTTCATCACATGTACAACATATATTATAACTCTTTGCCTATTTATAATTTAAATAAGCGGGATGGTTACGATGTGGAGGTCATAAAAAGACGAAATGACAATACTATTGATTGTCATTATTTTCTCCCGATTTATTGTGATGACATGGAGTTTTACAATGAAATGCAGGTATATCACAATAATATTGTGAAGCCGGAAATGTCAGTAACATTAGGATTACCAAAGAGTTAATTATTTTGGATTTCACAGCGTTGAGGCCACTGAACCGATTTATGTTCGACCCAACATATTGATCAGTCACTACAGTTCTGTGGAATCACCTGTATGATTAAAAGAAAAAACAGTGACCTCAACGTTGTGCGCTGGCTAACCGAGCCAGCCGGGTTACGTCGCCGCTTTTAACCCAAGATTAAACGACATAAGTAATGGAAATGACGTAACAGGATGGACGGTCAGCTGGCTGAAACCGGGATGATGGAATGGAATGAGGAAACCAACCGCCCATCCTGTTACTTCATCGAATAGGGCATGGGTGGTGCAACATGCCCTATCCTGCGTTCTGCAATCACACTCGCTCAGTGTGTCCCATTTCGGTGACGAGGCTGGAAACTGACCTCGCTGGTGTTTGGCTTCTTAGGCTACTGCCAGGTACGTATCTTCGTTTGCAGTTATATTTAACGTTCAAACAGTCGCGTCCCAACGAAAACAAATGAATCTTATACATAATAGATAAGTAAGTAAACACTTATTTGTCTGTGACTCGTTCAGTTGCTATCTTTTTGATCAAACTCACCTTCTGTTCCGGCGTTCTCGTGATGATGGCGGTAAAACGCTTCGCTTGAATAGTGATAGTTTCGTTCTCCTTGAGTTCGCCGTAGTGAGTCTCCAGCAGAGAACCCAGGCGCCACAGACCGTCATCTATGCGTTTATGGCTGGCAAATCTGATCAGCAATAGCTTCACGATTAACTGACCAACGTAAAAGGCATATCCGAAGCCGGCCGCCACAAGGTAGGTTGCCAGCCACCAGTCGAAAGAGGTCAAATTGCTCATTTCTGCACTCCTGTCTCGTGAACAACCCGATACAGACGCTTACCGATGCGAAGCGTTTTGGTTTTCAGTTCCTGCCTGACCAGATCGCGACAGATACTGAAGCCGAGGGCCACGCCCCCAGCAAAAGATAATGTGATGTATGGAATCATTGGAACGCACCAGCCTCAGTCAATTGCTGCAACAGTGAGTGTCCTTTTTCAGTGAGTTGATAGTTCTCCAAGCATCCCTTTGGCGAAACGTTAGCGACAAGATTCATGCGTTCCAGTTTGGCGCGGGTCTTTGGCTTCCAGTTAGCGTAGAACTCCTTCCACTGGCTGATTTCACGCAGGGTTTCCTTCTCCCGTTTACTTAACATGATCATCCTTAATCTCCTTCAGTGTGTACGTGATATCTACAATGCGGTAAATGCGGCCGCGCCTCTGCATGACACCGGCTTTTACGTAATCGTTGATGCAGCTGGACATAACCAGACTGCCGATAACAATGCCGACAACCAAAAATACAATCATCCAGCCGAACATCAGTCTTTATCTCCAATACGATCTTCGGTATCACGCAGACATTTCGGCCACTTCAGACGAGGGTGACGTAAGCTACCGTCTGGCGTTTTCTCATGGCAGTGAACCTCGACGATGCGTCCACGATATTTCTCCTGATTGTTCCAGATCTCATCCAGGTACTTATGTTTGATACCGCTGGCACGAACGATGACGCCGTTCTCCAGACGAATCACTATCTTGCCTAGCGTATGCGCAAAGCCAGAGTCCGGGTCGCCTGGCTCGAAGTCGATGATTTCACCGTCTTCGGAATCCTCGTCTTTCAGCTTCCACCAGCTGCGGGTACGCTTGAACTCGTAAACAGAATCCGGATCTTTGCCCATCTCCCCCTCTTCATTCTCATCCAGGCGCTTCATGAAGCGTTCGATAAAGTCTTCATGGCTATGGATGATGTAGAACGGATGCAGGTGGATATCTTGCGCGTAATCTTCCCCGCAAGTGTTGCGGAACAATGACACCAGCATAGCCAGGCGCTCTTTCAGCTTCATACCGGTCTTCAGGTACTCTTTGCTTTTTGCCTGAGCACGCCACTCTGGTAAGAAGAAATCGAAGATGTGGTAAACGGCACCAATGGCTTTCACGTTCTTCTTGCGAAGCGCCGACACGGACTGGTTGAACGTACCTGCAGTACCCTCACCATCGAAGAAGATGTGCTTGAAACCGGAGAGCCGGCCACGCTCCAGCATGGCCGGTTTAAGGTGATCGAGTGACGTAATCGGATTGCCGGTGCGCGTCAGGAAGTTCACCTCTTCCTCATCCACGATGACTTCGCAGATAACCCGGAGACCATCGAGTTTGAGGCTGCCGATCATTGGCCACTTGGCCTTTGGGTTTGGTTTAAATGGGTATTTGTCGCCTTTCTCCTTGTACGGAGACGCCAGCTGTACCTCAAACTTCGGAATTGGGTTTTCGAACACCTTGTTGCACAGACTGATACCGACACCGGCTTTCGGATCTTTCAGTAGGAAGCGACGAAACACGTCCTGCCCGTCAGCGCACATTGAGGCAACGAGTGATTCGACAGCAGTAACGGCCGCGTTCCCGGTCAGTTCGCGCGCCGCCAGCTTCTCCAGCAGCTCTACTACCTTCTGGTCGCTGGGTACGGACGTATCGAGTGGCTCGGCCACTTTGTACTTCTTCACACCGAATCGAATGAATGGGTTGAGCATTAGCGAGACCATGCTCTGCTCAAATTCATCAAGGTTGGCCAGCGCCTCTTTCTTGGCGTTGGTTCCCATCGTTTTTATGGCATCCAGCTTGTGCTTTAGGGCGATCAGTTTTTCCATTAGTGTTTAACCTCCATCGGTCGCTCGGGAGTTTTCATGTGTTTTCTTTGGTTGCTTCTTCAATGAGTGCCGCGTACACGTCAGTGACGGGCGCCAGTGAATCGGTGGACGTGGTTTTGGGTTTGGCTGGTTCTGTTTTCTTCGTGCGTTTAACCAGACTGTTAATCGTCATGGTGTTGCGCTTCCGGGTGAGCGTTCTGGCATGGTCGTTTTGCTCTTCCACTTCTTTGATAAGCGCAGTCATATCGATGAAGTAGAGCTGTTCGCCTTTGCGGATCTCTTCGACCATCATCTTCAGCGCCTGGCATTTGCCAGCAGCAATGGCCGCAGCGCAGGACAGGAACGATGTAGCTGGGAGACGCTTCTCTTTGTAGGCGAGGATGGTGTGCTGGCAGACTGTATAGCTGCAATGGGCCTCATGGCCGTTGATCTTCACTTCCGGACAGCACAGCGAATAACCGTTGTTTCCGGAGATAGACGGGATTTTCGACAAATCTGTTCTTGTGGACATGCTTCTAACCGTAGTCGTGTACTTACTTATTGAGCGCAGTTTAAAAAAGCCCCACCAGGGGGCTAAATGGTTTATCGAGGCTTACCAGGTCGCCCAGCCAGTCATTTTGTCCTGGGCGGCTTCGAACCGGTATGGCTCCAGTAAATCGTTGGCATGGTGGACGGCGTAGGATTTTGCCTCCTGTTTAATCATCGGCAGCTCGTTGGCCAGGCGTGCCACTTGCCCTGCAAAACCGGCTAGCACACCGTCACATGCCTGACCCGCATCGACAATTGT